TTAGTGAATAACCTTTCTTTGCATTTATTTTAAAGTCTGGATAATATGCAAATTCTGTTCCACCACCATCTGGAACATCATTAAGATATGTCATAAAAACTAAATTTCTTTGATACGTTTGATGTTCACTTCTTTCACAATGCCACTTTTTATAACCGCCACTTGGTGGATAATATTGAATATTGAATGGTTGAGATATTACTGTCAATTGTCTAAAGTGTTCATATTTATTTTGATATGTATTTAATCCTTGATACATATAGGAGAGATAATTTTGTATTACTGGATGACTGCTTCTTTCATAACAAGTGCAATCTATACTTTCTTTCGTGTTTATCGACCAACCATATTGTGAATCGTGTTTATCATATTCGTTATTTTTGTGATAATCTATGAGTTGATTACATATATCATCTGGTATTTGAAATGTTAATATAAAATTTTCCATAATAAATCCTTTTTCACTTGACTTTATCTGAAAATCGTGTATAATCACTATTGTGACTCATCAGATTAATGTATTGTTTTCTTAGTATTAAAGTTATCTAGTATTGCTGTTAAGTCCTCATCAGATACCAAGTTTTCTTCTAAATCCATTTCTTCTTCTTCAATTTCCTTTAAATCTCTTATTGAAGGCTTTGTATGTTTTACAACCTCGTTTATATTTTTTAAAACATAATCATAATATTTGCATAAACCAACACTTGCAGGCGTCATTACAACTATTGAATTTTTTTCAATATTAAAGTACTGTTCGTCTGAATATGGTTGAACCCATCTACATAATTGTAAAGATTCAACAATACCTTTTTTTGTTGTTCGGGCAACAGATTCCATTTTTAGTGGAGAGCTTATCTTTAGTTTGCTTGATTCAGACGAATCTCTATTCTTGTGAACATAACAAACTATGTCCTCACCATTTGATAATTTTACAACATATTGACTCATAAATTAATCCTATTAATATGATACTTAAACTGTTCTTCCTTGTATATATTTAGTCGTTGTGTAAAATGTCTATAGGTAAAGTTGGGTCTAGATTTATAGGATACGTTATCTGACACATCAAAGAGTTTAACTCTAGACTTGTCATCTGTCTGTCGTAACCCTCTACCGATAGATTGAAGCACTCGTATTCTACTTTTTGATGGACTTGCGAACACGATATTATTGATAGCCCGAATGTTAATACCAGTAGAGAACGTACCATATGATGCAACGATAATTGCATTTGTTTCTTTCTCTGTTATTGCACGAATCTTCTCTCTTGTTTCTGTAGTTGTTCCACCATACACAAAAAATACTTTTCTGTCAAGTGTTTTTAATTCATTATATAATAAAACTCCATGTTTCTCAACTAACTGAAAGAGTAATAGTGTATTACCTTTTATACTTACACATAGTTTTTCAATAAACTTATTTCTCTTTGGGTGTGAAACCAGATAGTTTATTTCTTCTGCATATGTATAGTATCTAACTCTCTTAGCTTCTTCTTCTGTATGTTTTAGTACGATACAATCAATCTCTAATTCTGCAAGAGTTCCCCTGTCGATTAGCTCCTTCGTAGAAATAATCTTCTTAACTTGACCGAATAAGCCCTCAAGTACAAGCCTATGTGTTTGAGTTCCGTCTAAAGTACCAGTCAATCCAAACCTGTACCTGACTTCTCCTGATTTCGCCATTATATCCGTAAGAGATTTTGCCTTGAATAGATGAGCTTCATCTCCTATGATGCAACCATATTGTGCAAAGTAAGGTCTGTGTAGTTTGTAAATAGATTGCCATGTTGATATCACTACAGGTTTTTTAGAACCTTTATCTAAACCAGCATACACTCTATGAATGTGTTTGTCCTTCCACCCATAATCAATAAAATCAGAATACATCTGTTCAACTAGTGATGTAGTGGGTACAAGTATAAGTGTCTTGAGTTTCATTAGGTTGTAATACCTAACAAGTGTGTAGATTATGAGTGATTTGCCTGAAGCAGTAGGAGACAAAAGAAGACAACGATTTGACTGTATAGCGTGCCAAATTGCATCAATCTGATAATCACGGAATTGTATAGGTTTACCTCTGCTCTTGGGTCGTAATGACTCGGCAAACTCTCTGACGCTCTCACGAATAACATTCCTGTCATCTTCTACTCCTTCTTCCATTATATATTCTATTGACTTTTTTGAACAATACTCTTTTATGTAGGGTAATAGTCCAACGTATATTCTACCATTATGTGGAGAAAATAATCTTATTTTTCCATCCCACATACGATTACGAAACTGTGGCATGAACTTAGCGCCTGGTACTTCAAACGTAAAGTAATCACACAGTTCTCTAGAAACATCTTCGTCTACTTCTAACTCTAAGTAAACCTCATTTATCTTTGATATTTTCATTACCTAATAGCAGGGCCTAACAACCAACCAACAATACTTTTTCTTATACCAGACTTTACTGGTCTTACTCTGTGCCACATATCTGAATTGAATATCACACAGTTTTCATTACTTCGTTTCCACTCTGATATGTATCTAGGTTTTGCATCTGGGCCGTGTATTTCCAAATCAAACTCTCCACCCTCAAAGTTACTATTTAAAAATATAGAAAATGATATCTTTCTTATTCTACCATCTTCATATGGTTTATTATTTAAGTCTTGATGCCAACCATATTCTTGACTTGCATCATATTCAGAATATTGTAGTGGTTCTATATTATCTAGATGTAGATTTGAAAAATCAGATGTCTTATCTTTTATCACAGAGAAAACTCTTTGACAAAGAGTTCTGTCTTTTATCCATGATACACTAGAATTTCTTTTTGTCAACCCACTTACATCATTTATATTACCTTTTGTCAAGGTGTTTTCTTTATTTCTTAATATATCTTTTATTAAATCTTCTGGAAACTTTGTTACTGAATAGTTCATTACTTAACCTTTGTCTTAAATACAACACAAGTTCTCAACTGGTAACATTCACGACTTACTGGTTGAGCTTGATGTGGTAAGTTTGCTGGAAACTTAATCAATCTATTACCTTTATAGTTAATATGATGTGTAATATTATTTAAATCATTATCATAGATTGCAGTTCCACCACCCCAATCAATTCTCCAATCCATTCTTGGATAATAAATGAAAGTCATATCTCCGTCATCTCTGTGTATGTGTGGTTCTATTCCATGAGTGTGTGCATTAAGATAAGCTCTTTCCATTTCGTAATCATACTTATTGCTAATTTGATTCCATATAGGTACAAACTCTCCTATCTCTCCAACATTGTGTCCTAGAAATAAATGCCAATGTTTATTTGAACCACCCTTTACTGAATCATAATCATATTTCCATGATACTTCTCTTAGTTGCATATCAATGAGTTGTGCAATGTGTTCTTCTAAAAAGTTATCTACATATTCTATCATTAGTATGTTACTCCTGCTTCAAATTTCTTCCACTCAATCGCATTTTTTATATCCCAACCACGATTATCAACTGACTTGATAACCCCCTTGATATAATCTACGACTGTTTCTAAGTAACCAATCTTGTTCTCTGCATTTATAACTTCCTCATCAGATGTAATGTAAACTGCTAAGTCTGTCTTTAGGACTTTGAGGTCAAAAGGTTTTGATGCATATATCTTTGCATCAGCTTTACCACCATAGTATTCCCACTTCTCACGATATAATCGTTTATAATCTCCTTTTGCTCTATACAAAAGAAGTTCATATCTAGATTTGTGATCTAGGTAGGTTGCTTTTATTTCTTGGTTTTTTAATGATTCGGTATCTAGATGTTCATTATCTACTTTCAAGTCTCTCTGGACTTGTAATTTCAATTCGTCAAGGTTCATATTATCTCACTTATAAAGTCACTATCTCATATAATTTATATCGAAAACTAATCTCGGCTGTTTGGTATGTAACATCTGTCGCATCTTGACTGTAACTTAATGCACTCAATGATACTGGAAACATATCTGAATATCTTACTTCTACCAAAGGATTATTTTTATTTGATAAAATAGTAAGAGTTGCATCAGAATACATTCCTCTATCTGGTGTTGCTTTCCCAGCAGTATCTGGCGAAACAATTTTTGCTGATGTTGGATTATTAGAACTGTCAGTTCTGAAAGAACTAAACTGTGTTCTGTTTTTTGGAAATCCAATACCTATTAACCAATTGTGTATTGAAATATAGTTTTCTAAATATTCGTCAACAATAAAACTCACATTTAAATTACCAAAAGTAATCTTATCTCCCATGATTGGTATATCTTTGTATGGTGTAGGTATTACTGCTTCTCCTAAAGATATATCTGGAATGTTAGCCGCAGTCGTAAAGAACTGCACCTTTGGTAGTTGATTAATCATAAACCTAAACTGAGTCGGACTACTATAATCCAACTTATCTGGTTGTCTGTTTAATGGTGAGGTTTCTGTTGTCATACTACTATTTATAACAAAAAAAAGAGAGGAATAAATCCTCTCTCTTTAGGTTGGTTAAAAAACCGATATTACATAAGGTTAGCGACTTTAACTTTTCTGTAATACTTGTTAGTTGCAGATGAGATAGAAATCGCACCATCAGCTGCAGCAGCAACTGTTCCAGTATGGAATGGGTTTGCGGCAATTCCGTATCTTGTCTTGAAACCAATTT